GAGATTCCGCCTTTGTTGGGTATGTTGTACGAACTATTAACCTCCTCAACTAAAGCACTAAGGTTAATTATCGACCTTTCGAACTTATGCGCAAAGGCTTTTTCTCGGATTGAAAAGTATATACCCTTAGGATTTTCAAAGTTCAAACGCTTTTTGAAGTCTTCGAAAACCTCCTCGATAGGTTTTTGTTTCAACTCCATCCAATCGAAGGCGTTGACCTCTGCCATAATGTCGTCAATACTTATCCCGATAACGAGATTCTTACAATAAAAGTCTTCATTGCTTAAGATTATATTTTCGTTACTGCGCATTTAATATCTCTCTTAGCATTAAAAATATTATACCCGCTACGCCTGTTAGAAAAGCAAGAACGAAACAAAAAGCATTAAAGATAATTATTGCTCGGGCTATATTTTTCATAAGCTCAAAAGTATTAAAGCAATTAAACTAATTGCCAAAGAGACAATTAAGAATTGCGCTATTTTGATATAAAGAAAAGTTCTGTTTGGTCGTTGATTAGTTGCCATTAGTCTTGAATTAAGTATTTTGTTAATTCCTTGAGTCTTTTCTCTAAGGCTTCTTTTTTAAGTTTAGCCTCATATTGGGCCTCGGACAGGCAGCCTCCACGGTTCCCGATTTTCAGGGAATAGTAATTTATAAGTTTTAGAGTGGTGTTAATTTCTTCAAGGTTTTCCATAGTCTTTAATTTTTACCAAAGATATAAAAAAATATCTTACCCCCAACCTCCTGACGGTTTTATTTCAAAAATCATACGCATTAAAAGGCTATCAAAGAAATCGGGTGACTTCCCGGTGCGATCTTTGTGTTTGCTTTTCTTCTCAAGGCGTATTTTGCCCTCGTCGTCAAGAGGCTCTCTGCAAATATTCTCTAAATCCGCTATGATTTGTTTTCGGTAGGTTTGATCCTTTATGTAAATTTGGTCTGACTCGACGAGCTCTTTGAGTTTAAAGGCGCACTCAGCTTTTAGGTTGCCGTAGTTTTTGCCTTTTAGCGGTGCTGCGTTGTTGTTAAATGCTTTTGCAGCAGTTAGCTTTTTAAGACTGTTAGCGGTGAACTTCCGAAGCCCGTCGGCATCGTAAACGATATTCGAGTATGGTACTCTGTCCTCTTCCGCCCATAGAATAATTTGATTACCAATTGCAACTTCATCGATTTTATCTATACACCTAACTTTCTCAATTACTAAGCCGGCCCACGTAGTAGCCACAAACGTATCTGCGCCTAAATAAGCGATGTCTAAAGATAAATAACGTTTTGCCCCTGCTTCGACAAAAGAGTTCGTAAAAAGGTTGCAAATATTGTCGTAGCTTGGTAATAAGGCATACGGGTTGCTTTCGTAATCAAAGTTAGCGTGTATCAATCTTTGAATTGTTGCCTCTTCTCCTGTTAGCAAAATATCTCGAATATAGTTTGCAACCTCAGGGCTTGGGTTGTCGGTCGGCTTAGCTAAGATAAACTTTTTTGAATCCGTTTCTTTTTTATCTTTCCAAGGTAAAAAGTAGCGGTCGTAGACGTGCGTTTTAGCCGAGTTAAAGCACTCAAGCATTTTCTTGGGTAAATCATACTTATCGTTTAAACAACGTCCTAATCGGGTAAAAAGTATGTCGATAGCCCTCCTATCTGTTTCCGCACTCTCGTCTATTGCGCACCCAGTTAGCTCTAAACCTCCGTAACGTTCATAGTTTGGATCACTGGGCTTGTAGGCGGTATCAATTAAGTAAATAACCGAGCCGTTATCGAAGCGAATTAAGTTTAATTGTTGGTTGTAGTTGTAGTGTATTTCGTTTTGAAGTCCTGCCTCTTGGAATACTTTGAAAAGAGTTATTAATGATGTTTTCTTTAGTGTTACAAGCTCTTTTCTACCTAAGCCCCAAGCAGTGCCCGGATAAGTTCGACTCATGTACGTAAGCCAAAAACAAAGTAAATAAGTCTTTCCGGAAAAAGCTCCGCCGCCATAGCCCACAAAAAGGGTTGTAAGGTCAAAAAGAAGTTTCCAAGCCTTTGTCTGTGTCTTTGAAAGCTTAAAGCTCCCCATCGTCTAAAATTATTTTAAAAATAGGGGCTTCGAGTTTGTCGCCTCCCGAGGTTATATCTTTTCGGATTGGTGCGTATTCCCCATCCATTTTATTTATTTCGGCGATTGCAGCTTTGGCCTCTGCTCCAGAATAGTATTCAAGTTTTTGTATTCCTGTTTCGGTGATCACTTCGCGCCAAGTTGGTATTTTGCCTGTGGCTATTTTGCTCAAAAGCTCCATACGTTCGTGCTTGGTTAAAATAGCCTTTTTAAGGGCTTCTTTTTTTCCTTCGAGGAATATATCGGAAAGTTCTTTTTGAGCCGTTACGTTGACCGTTTGATACCTCTCGTTGGCTTCTTTCCAATATCGCTTGAACGTTGTAGACGGCAAGGACCAATTCATATCAAAAAGTTCCGCACAAGCCGTGAAGCTAATCCCTTTTTCAAGCTCGATCAGTATCTCGGTAATTATGTTTTCCTTGTTTGGTTTTAAATTCGCCATGCCACAAAACTACAAAACTATTTTACATTTCAATCAAATAAACAAAGAAATTTACACTGTTTATCTTTAACTCTTTGGTTATCAGCTTATTAACTTATCACGCAAATAACCAAGAAACAAAATAAATTCTTTGTTTACGCTCTTAGCCCGCACCCTCATTGGGTTTAAGCCAAAAAGTAAACAAAGAAACAATAAACAAGACTGACTTTGAAGGGACGGGGGAACAAACTGCACAGGTTTCTCACGCGTATTATATTACGCGTTATATATAATATTATTTACTTTATAATATTTATAATAATATTATTGTTTATTGTTTACAATAGTAGCTTAGACGTTATAAACATTGATACTTTTGTGTAAACAAAGATTGTTGCTTTTTGTTTACTTTGTATCCATTTTAAGCTAATTTGTAAGGCGATACGGGCAAGGGCTGTTTTTAGTAATTTTATTGATTTGTCGTGCAAAAATGCAAAAAGCCCAAATATAAGTTTGGGCTTAGTATTGTTTACTTTGTTTACATTTACGTTTAAGTCAATAACCGCAGTGCTTCACAAGTAAACAATCTTTGTTTACTTTCAATTTATTGTTTACTTTCTTTTTATACGCCAAAAGCCAATAGTTGACTTTCCCTTTACCGTTTTTAGTATTTTTTCACAGTTAAAACCTACATGTCCAACCTCATTAAAATGAATATAGTTGTCCACACTAATAAAATTATCCGTTTTAATTACGTCATTTGATATTTTATACCCCGCTCTCATCTTAAGAAGTTGCTATTTTGTGAAATGCGGCTGCCATTTTTGCGTTATCGGCTAAATGGATACTGTTAATTTTACGCATCCAAGCATAAAATCTTTCTACGTTTGTCTCTTTTTTCATGTGATTTTTATTTTAATAGATTAATATCGTATGCGCTTGGGATCCTTTGTTTGAGTATAAGCCTTGCGCTTGCTTCGCTCAGGGCCTCGATTACAATCGTGTCGCAATCTTTTTCGTTATCGCCGTAACGTCGCCAATAAAAGAACTTAAATTGTTTCATAGATATAATTTTCTACCCAGAAAGAAACTTCCCCCTCAGTATTCACTCCGTAGAAGTTATCACCGTCAGTTTTTTTAAAATAAACGGATCCGTTCTCCGTTTTTGTAAAAATCCCCTTCCGTTTTTTAGATGAATCTAAGAAATACTCAACCCCTAACACTAAATCTTTTTCTGCTACTAACGCCATTTTGTCTATGTTTTAAATTAGATTTCAAAGATATAAAACTTATTTCTATATAAAAAATATTTATATGTTTATTTTAAATATTTCGCTATTTTGGCTTTTACGGCTTGCATAAGAAGCTCTTGCGTGTCACGCTTTCCGTCGAGCGTTCTTACCACCGTTTCGTCCTCTGTGCCTTGCGCAATCAAATGATTAATAACTACACTGCTTTTTTGCCCTTGTCGGTGCAAACGGGCGTTAAACTGTTGGTAAAGCTCTAGGGACCAATTCAAACTGAACCAAAGAACTATCGAGCCTCCCGCTTGTAGGTTCAAACCGTGCCCCGCACTTGCTGGGTGCGCAAGCATTACTTGAATTTCGCCTTTGTTCCACTTTAGTATATCGGCGTCCGTTGTAAGCTTTACGGGCTTGTATTTCTTCAATCGAACTAAAAGCCTCTCAAGTTCGTGTTTGTACGTGTACGCTATTAAAACGGGTTGGCCGTTGGCACTCTCGATAATATCCTCCGTAGCATCGAGCTTCAAGTCGTGGACCTCATGCCAATTTTTCTCAGCATCGTAAACCGCACCGCCCGCAAACTGTAAAAGCTTATTTGATAATCCTGCTGCGTTCATAGCTGTGATCTCTTCCACGTCTTCAAACATTTCGAGCACCATGTCACGCTCAAATATCTCGTATCGCTTCTTTACTTCGGGCGGGAGCTCAATAGCAATAAAGTTATCGATACGCTCCGGTAAATCCAAGTAGTCCTCTGACTTCATGGAGATACAAATATCTTTTATCTTATTGTGTATGCGTTCGTCTGAGTCAATCTGGGGATCGTAGCCAAAACCGTTGTAGCTTTTGCGAAAGTAGTTATCTCGGTAAAAGGTTATGGTCTTGCCGAGCCTCTCACCCCTATCGAGTAGGTAGATTTGAGCCCACAAGTCGATAAGGCTATTTGGCGCAGGCGTTCCAGTAAGTAGGACAACACGACTAAAAGAAGGTTGCACACGCTTCAAGGCTTTGAACCTCATTGAGGCGTGGTTCTT